CTACTTAAAATGTGGCCAGTATTAGTAATAAATCTTAATAGATCTAAAGAAAGATTAGATAAAATGGAAAAACTTTTTTCACAAGAAAATTTAATGAGAATAGAAGCCATTGATGGAATTCAATGGAGTTCTGGTTCTTGTGATAAAGAAGGAAAGCCTTTATTTAATAAAAATAAATTAAGTTCATTATACAAACAGGGTATTTTAGGTCGGAAAGCATTAGATCGTTGGCCCATTATTCCAGCAGAAGTTGGTTGTTCTTTATCTCACCTAAAAGTTTGGGAATATATTATAGAAAAAGAAATCCCATGGACTATTGTTTTAGAAGATGATATAAAACCAACTCCATATTTAAAAGGTACTTTACAAGAATCAATAGAAAAGCAATTTAAAGTACCTGACGATGCAGAAGTTATTTTTTTAGCTGGCGCAAATAACCCATGGAATGCTGTTGTTGTTGATTCTCAAAATAAGTTCATTAAAGGGTATGGTACATTTGCTTATGCTATCTCTTTAAGAGGTGCATTAAGAGCTTATAGAGCTATGACACCAATGTATTTTCCTATAGATATACAATGGTTTGCCAGAGCTTTTAAAGAAGCAGAAATAAGAATCAATTCACCATTGTTAGAAATAGAGAGAGGGCAAGCCTATGGCTTGTCATATGGGCTAATTGATGTTAGTGAAGAAAATAATATAAGTACAATGACGCCTAACGGCAAAAAGCCATGGAAAACATTACCATGGAATAGACATAAGAAAGAGAGTGGTTTAAATGTTAATAAGTAATGGTAGGAAACAAGGTGGATTAGAAGGCTTCTTTAGAGATCGAAAGAAAGAAGAAGAAAATAGGAAGAAAGAAGAAACTGAAAAGCTTCAAGAGGAGCAAGAATTAGAAAAAGAAGAAGTATATAATATAGTTGAAGAAAAGGAAAAAGAAGAAATAGAGGAAGAGAAGACAAAGATCTTTGTTAAAGATTCAAGGAAGAAGAAGAAACATAAGAATGAATAATTATTGTAGCTTCCTTGCTAATGTTAATAATTCTTCTATCTTTGTTTCTAGTGTATCAACTCTAGTTTTTAAATCTTCATTAGTCTTTTGAGCTAGGATATATAGCCTATTTAGCTGATTCTTACTTCCAACTCCTTTAAGGAGTTCTGTTATTGATATTATTTTCTCTTCTACTGTTGTTAATCTTTGTTTCTCTGTTGGGGAAAGTGTCATTTTGTACCTTATGTTGTTTTAATGAATTCGAATTTAATCATTGGATTAAATTTTTCATCGTCGTAATAGGTTTGTTCATCAACACCATAAACTTCAGCTGTTGCATTAAATTGTCCAGGATCATTGTTGTTAACAGTATATATTAATTCTGTTACATACATTGTTTTGTCGGCCAAAACATCACCTATTTTCTCACCAATTTCAGACTGAAACCTAGCTTTTGAGCTATCAAGTACTCTAGTTTTGGGATTAGAAAGTCTTTTCTGATTCTCATAGTCACCAAGTTTAATTTGCACTTTGAAAATATTTGGTTTAGATCTCATCAAGGTCACACAATATCTTTGTGCTTGCTCAGTTGTCATTGATCTTACGCCTATAATACCTGCTAAAGGAGGTGGATTCTGAGTATCTAGATTGTTATAATTATAAGTAACAACCATTCTTTTTACACCTGTTTGTCTGATTGCTTTTACGATATCACTTTGATCTTCTGCGTTCTCAGCTTCTGTCATATGGGTAGGATTTCGATATGGCAATCCACTTGATTCATTTCTATTCTTTGACATTTATGTTCTCCATTTCAAAGACTTCTTTTAATTCTAAAAGTCTTTCTTTCATTTGCCAACGTTTTCTTCCGAGTTGATTGGCTAGTTTCATAATTGTTAAATCTTCCTCATCGGAATTCAGTATTCTATGTATAATATATTTTTCGCTTCTTGTAAAGCACTTTCCAACAAAAGTGTCTTGATATAAAATATTTTGCCAATAAAATTCTTCATCTAGGAGATAGCTTTCTTCTTCTTGATCGGCGATAAGATCTCTAAGATTCTTGTATTCCTTCTTCAATCTTTTAAAAAGCCTAGAGAAATGCCATGGAAGCACTCTACTTAAGTAGGGTACAATAGAAGATTTCTCTCTGTCAAATTCTGAATAAACATTCATGCATAAAATATATAATTCGTTTTCTATTTCTAATGGCTCTAAAAATTCTGCCATTGGTTTCTCGGAAAAAGTTAATTCAGGTCTTAATAAAAGATAGAATGCATATCTTTGTTCTGTCTTATTGTGCTTGCTATAGAACAAAGCTTGTTCAAAATTTCTTAATAGCCTTCTTCGTCTAGCAGGTATATGCATAACAAAACTATTCTTTCCATATAGAATGTATGTATTTATAGATATTTAATGTTTGTTGTTCTGTAAATTTCCATCGTATATTAACATTAGCTTCTGCCCATTCTACAGGAGTGTTTCCTTTCTCTTCTGACATTGCGCACCAATCAGCAACCATCTCTGCAATGTCTAGATTTTCCATTCTTGTAGCATCTACTATTCTTTTAGGTGGTTTATCTCTGTCTTCATTGTTGAGCAAATCAACTTTTCTTTCTTGGTGAAATTCAGGATGATGTCGATTGCTTAAAATATGATGAAGAGTAGCTTCTTTTATTCTATTCTTTATGTCTTCAGGCATCTCAAAAGTTGATTTGCTTTCTGCTTTGCTTTTGTGCCACCAGGAGAGCCACATATAAGGCTCTGCTTCTTCTGCTTCGAACTTTGACATGTCATGGTCCTCACCACGCTCTAAGATACCTTCTAGGTCCTTTAAGAGAGATAGTCTTTTGCAGTATTTTTGTACTAGTGTTATATGTCTTTCAGTTCTTTCAAAGAACCAATAGAACATTTTATCTTGGAGTTCTATATCTGGTAACATTTTATTCCCAATTCTTTATAAGTGTTTTGTAATGTTTCTCTAGTTCTCCATAAAACAGGTATCTATATCCTAGCTTTTCGCAAAATTCAATATCTTTCTTCTTGTATTTACTATAGAGTACTACGCATGTTGTTTTGAATTCTTCTGGATAACATTTCTTTAATCGTCTAAGCTTATTTCTACTTCTTGCATCCATATATCCTTTTATTTCATAAAAACCAATAGTAAGACCTTCTGCAGCTTCCTTCTTATGTTTTTTTGCTGTGCTAAGAAGTTCAAAGTCCATTATATAGACATGTGGTCTTGTCTTATAGCCTTCAAATGTAAAAGCTCTTTCTTCATATTTCCAATTTATATTATGATATTGTAGGATCCTTGCAAAGTTAGCTTCAGTTGCTGATCTAAAAGAATAAGTTAGATGAATATCTTTTCTAACTCCTTTTTTAGTTCTTGCAAAATTAGCAACTGCTGTATTTCTGATTCTTTTCTTAGGCTGTTTTGATTTACCACAATCTATACAACGAATTTTAACTGCCATTTTATAACTATTAGAAATATAAAATAATTCCTTACCACACTTAGAACAACAAACAATTCTATTTTCTACCATTCCTAACATCTCCTATTTTAATGTTGAGTCTATATATGTAAAATTATAACCTGATAAAGTAACATGACAATTAGAACAAGTTGTATCTTTGTGTATGTTTTCAGAATATTCGCCTTGAAGTTCCATCTGGTGTTTGCATAAAGGACATTCAACCTTATAAATTGTTTTAACCTTTTGGTCTTCTTGTTTGTCAGTAACTTTATATTTAGGCATATATCCTCTAGGAATCATTTTCTTCCTCCTCTAGAAACTCATCCATAAATGGCAATTCTAATTGAAATGGACTAAGATATTCTTTATCTGCTTTTTCGTTTGCATAATAATCATCAATTGATTTAATCTTTTCCTCTAGTTTTTGTTGTTTCTTCATTTGATTATTTCCTTAAAAATGACCTTGATTTTAATTTTCTTGTAGGCCAATTGTATTTTCTTTTAGTCTTAGGAAATTTGTTATTAGCAAATTGATGTTCTTGTTTCTTTGTTTCAGTTTTCCTAGAGACCATGTTAATCGATTGTATTATTCTTTCTTGTAAAAGAGAAGGGATAATATTTTGTTCGTCATATTTGACTACTAGATAACTCCATCCAGATTCTAATGCTGCAAGTTCTTTTTCTTTATCTACTCTAATTCTTTTAACAAAATTCTTTTTAGCTTCGGCCAAAGACACACCGCCAAAACAAACAGGACCATAATGTTGTTCTCCATGTATTTCTATGACAACTTTAAGTCCTAATATAACCCAATCAAATTTTTCTCTGCCTGATGGATAATTTTTATTTATTTGATTGACAGCATATTCTTGACGTATTTCAAAATTAGGATAAAGTTCTTCTAATAAGTTCCCTATGTGTCTATGTAGTTTGCTAGCATTCTTTGCTGTTTGATATTGTGTTTTTGCTCTCTTCATTTTTCTTCTATACTTATGTTCAAAGAAATAGATCCTGTAGGAAGACTATGACTTGTTGTTATTGAAAAAGAAGGGAATAAATCTAATTGTATTCCTTCGTTAAGAACGTTTGATACAGCTGCTTTAAGATTTCTTTCAATTATAAGACAAGTCTCTTCTGACATGCTACGACCTAAATATTTTTTCTCATACTCCTCTTCTATTTCTTTGATTGTACCAACTAATTCTGTGAAGTTAACTATACTCATTTATCTTACCTTTATTATTTCGTTCATTGTTCTTATTTTGCATTTGTTATAACCTGGTGGTTTTGCTAATGGCATTAAGACTTCTAAGAATTTATGTTCTGTTACCCATCTAAATATTGCTTCCCATAAAGGTTCGTCTTCTATTTCTTCTAGATTTCCATTAGTAACATCTTCTATATACACAACTTGTTTTAAATTGTCTAGGAATATCATATACTTATGGAAGCCAGAACCAATTGTAACTCGATGTTCCCATCGGTAATAATCTAACAAGTCTACATTATCTTTAATGTCTTTTACCTTTAAAGGGAATCGTTTTTCATTTATAATTTGAAAACTGGACATGCCTTACACCTCTCGCATAAATTGGGGTTATGGTAATATGCTTTATTCCTAATCCCGAGTTCTATATGATAAATCATTTTCCTTATTTCGTCCATCTCTTTTGGGCTAAAAGTTACTGCTGTTATATTTAGTTTTTCTTGTCTTTCATTAATGTCTATATTGATATAAGTAACATAGTCGCCTTTACCTCTATAGAATGAATAAGCAGTAGCTCTAGCAGAAGGATCAAATAATAATTCGGGTAATGATAACTTTTTATTTGAAAAATTAATAATTACTGTTGTTTTCTTTTTTGTTGATAAATCTATTTTAAGTATATCTGCTTGAGCAATAAGCTCATGACTGCCAATAATCATAGAGGACTGTATATCTACTCCTGCTGTTGGATAATCATAATCAGAAATATCATATTTGCAATAATCTGCAAATTTAATTGTTGCTTGTAGTGTTTTCTCTGTTGCTACTTTGACAGATATTCTTCTTTTGATAGCTGCTGGAAACCAAAGTTTATTCCAAGCTCTTGTAAATTTTCTAGGCTTTATAATGCTATCTTTAAGGACAGCATTCCTCTCACCTTCTATAAAGGTTTCTCTTAGCTTTGATTCAAAGAAAGTGAGAGGTTTCGATATCTGTCCTTTGCGTTCATATAATTTTGGGCATTTAACATAAAGCGCAATATCATCTGGTGTTAAGCTTGCCATATCATTTCTTGATTAACAAAAACTTTGTCGTCATCTATTTCACTGAAGGACATTAAGACATGATCTTCTGCTGTTGATTTACAGCTAGGACAATGTCGTTCAATTGCTTCTTTGTTTGAGTTAAAGTCACATCCACATTCATTACATAAAAATTTAATCATTTGATTCCTCCTTCGGAATTTGTTGTTCTATTTCTTCAAGAAAGTTTGCGATATCTTCAGCTCTTGAAGAAGCTTCTTTGAGAATATTATCCATTAATTCTCCTTTGGTTGTTAGTTCTGCTACTGTAAGAGCAGTACCTAGTTTAAAAATATTCTGCATCATATCCTCCTGGCTATAATCCATTTGGCTCGTTTTCTTTTAAGAAAGCAACTCTTTCTTTATATTCTCGAACAGCAGTTTCCTTGTCTACTGCTTTTACCTGACCGGCGTATCCAAAAAGATCCACATATTCTTTACCTTCATATCCTGATACTTTATTCTTGCCAAATTTAACTCTAATACGAGGAAGTATTTCTCCTTCCTCATTTATATGAACAAGTGTTGCTGCTTCTGCATCTTCTTTATGGTGCATTTCGTTATAGAGATGAATAATAACAGTAGCATCATATTGTAGAGATCTTGATTCTGCCATTGCTGTATTGCTAGGTAGTTCATCTTTGAACATTTTTCTGTATTCTGCTGTACAAATAATGGTAATATGATTCTTGACTGCCATATTCTTAACATGATTGCTAAGTCTTTTAACTCTTTCATGTCCTTTTAGTTCACTATAATCTGGTAGCTTATGGAAGTTATCAATAAAAAGTACAATATTTCTTTTGGGGTATTTGTCGCGGTAAAATTTAACAAGACCTTCAGCATATGTAATTGATTGTCCGTCACTTGAGTCAGCAATAACAAGTCTTTCTTCTTGCATAAGTTGAGTAAGCTTCTTGTAACCAGTATCTCTTTCTTTCAAAATCCATTCAAAACCTTCTTGTTGACTCCAATATTTAGGACTAGAGACATGATTCAATTTTAATTTTGTATTCTCTGTTCCTATACAAACCCACTTATAAGTAGGAAACTTAGCAGCATCATCAATAGAATGGTAAATACACATTGCATTATTACGATCATCTTCTGCTATCTCATAAGCCATTTGACTACAAAAAGTTGTGTTGTGAACAATAGTATCGTTGACAACAAAATTATGACCATTTGGAACTTCTAAATCATAACACTGATGTTTTCCAATAGATCTTATTTCTGTAATTTTAGAATATGTTATTTTGCCTTCGTTAGTGACTGCAATGGGATCTCCAGCTTTTAAATCTTTAACTTCTGTCCACCCGTTTGGTGTTAGATAGGGATGAGTCTCTGATGGTTCTGTGTATTTACCATCTGCAGTTGTAACCCTGAAGCATTCTAGTATTCCAGAATCAATCCAACTTGACACTGCTTTAATTTCAAGTTCTCCATATTCTCCCATGCCTAAAACATAAGTATCTTTATCTTTGACAACTTGTTCTATTGTTTTAGTTGTCCAGTCTGGCATTAGTACATTAGAATCAAACTTTTGACATTTCCCTGCTTGTTCTGATCCGCCAATAAAAATTAAATTATCTGATTTCCAATCATCATCTAAACGAGCTGCGATATTACCAAGGCCATCTGGCCTCATATGAAAACCTGCAAAGTCTCCAGTTTTTGCTTCGTCTACTTCTTTTTGAGAAATCATTCTATTAAGAATAGCAGATCCAGTATTGTCACCTTGTACAGAATGATTAATATCTTGGATACTGCTCATTGCTTGTGCTAGTGCAATTTCTGCTTCATCAGGATTTCTACGTACATCTTGCATTAATGCTTCTATAGCATTTCTTTTCCTATCTTGTATCTTAGCTTCTTTTTCACTTCTAAGTCTTTTAACTTCAGATGCTATTGTACTATGATCATACCCTGTTGCTTTTGCAACTTGTTTTGTCATTTCTTCTTGTCTAATATGACTTTTTTCTGACACAATAATTTGTGCCATCTTCTCAGCAATCTCTCTTTTCTTTTCTTCTTCTATATCTTCATTGTCAGATTCTTCTCCCATGAAACGCATCATTCGCCATTCAAAAGCTGACCATTTCTTTAATCGGTTGAAGTCACTAATGCCTTGTCCTCTTATTAAAGAATCTGGATCTTCTCCTTGTGGCATTTGACATAATTTAATTCTAAAATCTTTTTCTTTAGCGAACTTATCATCAACAGCTTTTTGTACAGCTAATTCACCTGCTTCATCACCATCAAAAACTAGAACTAAATTAAACAAACCATGTTTCTTCAATAGCAGAATGTGATGATCTGTTAATGCTGTTCCAAGAGTGCAACAACAATTCATTAGACCATTATGACGTGCAGTAATTACATCAGCTTGTCCTTCAAAAATATAGAGAGGAGACATAGCTTCTTTAGCTATATCAAAACCATATAGTCTAGATCCTTTTTTGAATATTGCACATTCCAATCCAGTGCCTCTAGTATTAATATATTTAGATCCACTGTGAGGATCGTTTTTATTATATTTTAAATTTTTGGCGCTAAAACCTACTGGTCTTCCAAAATCATCATAGACAGTAAAGAGTAGATTATTATTGTTAAACAAATTAGATCTATCAAGATCTACAGAACTAAGAAATCCCACTTCGTATCCTGAAGCTTTCATTGCTGCTTTATATTCATCATAGTTAACTGTACCTATACCCCAAGCAGCACATTTGTTCTTGTCCCATCCTCTAACTTCTATTTGCTTGTCAGCATTTTCATAGTTGCCAAAGTCAGGATTTGAAATTAATTTAGCTGCTAATTTATAGGCTGCATAGGTTCTGTACTCATAGATTTCTTCAGGTGTTAAATCTTGTATCTTTAATTGAATACCAAATTTATCAGCTAGATACATTACATTATCAGAAATATATTCTTTTCCTTTTATTGGCTTTCCTTCTATATAATATGCTGCTTGAAAAATATCTACGGTTGCACCGCATCCAAAACAAAAAGCATTACTTGGAGATTGTGCACACGTCATAGAAGGAGAATCATCATTATGTTTAGGATTTAAACATTTAAAATTCTTTTCTGTATTAATTCCATGTGATTGAAGGTATTCTCTTAAATATGGTTTCAATGTTTCTTTTGCTGAATCTAAATCTATTAGTCTTGGTTTCATTTATTCATTCCAATAATCTATTGTAGGAAGCATCTCTTTAATCAAAGATAATACTTCTGTCATGTTCTGAACTACAGCTGGAAACTTTTCTTGTTGATCTTTGTTCCATGGTTGAGCCATACAGATAGGGATGCCTTGAATACCTTCTAATACTTTGACATCATCATCTATAAAAATATCAGCATTTAATAAATGTTTGGCTTTTATACTATCTACCATGACTGTCATGTATTTAATATCCTTAAAATATTTTTTTAGCCAAATTGCTTTCTCAGCGGCAGATCTATCCCAATTAAGAACTTTAGTCAAGAAGATAATTTCATGCCCTTCTTTTGCTAATTGGAGGACAGCTTCAACTGCTCCTTTAAAAGGTAATATTTTTTCAAAGAATCCTTTTGCACATACTTCTCCATAGATTTCTCGTTTGTCAGAGAATTTAGATTTTTGTTGTTTTGTCATTCGATCCCAAACTAATTCTGCAGTCTTAGGCTTATATGCATCTTCTTTTGTCATATTAATACCATATAATTCTTTAACTTTTTTGAATGATAGGGTAGCGAAATCTGCAATGGTCCCATCCATATCTATTGCTATAATAGCCATTAATCTTTCCTTGTCTTTAAGAGTTATTTCCGCCATCTGATTGGCATTGTTTTTGATAATCGCAATAACTACATTGCCAAGCACCCATTTGGTTACTTGCTAATGATGGATTCTTCTTCCATTTTGTATATTTAGTATTTGCAATTTCACCAAGAGAACGTCTAAATTCGATCTCTTCTGCATCCCAAACAATTTTGTAATCTTTGTCTGGTAATGTTCGTGTTCTAAGAAGTTCTAATAATTTTCTATATCTGTCATGAACATCTTCCATTGTATAATTTTGTAATACCTTTTCTTCTGAAAAAGCATTCCAATATTCACCAGGGATTTGTTGCCACCAAACTTGATGCTTCCCTTCAGGTGTTGTTTCCCAACCAACTCTGAATTCAATTCTATGACCATCACCACGTTCTAAATAATAGAGTCTATATTCATCAAGTCTTTCTTGGTATTCCCAATAATAGAGTAAAGCTTGTAAGAAGTGTTCATCTTTTGGTCGGCCATTATATCTATTACCTGTACCTTTTTCTCTTTGTATACCACAGATACTTCTATTGGCAGGATAGCCATAAAATGTTTTTTCTTCAACACCAATATGTTTTCCTGTAATAGGATTTTTTAAGATAGCATCTAATTCGCCTGATATTGCAAGTTCTTTATTGTAAAATTTAATATTATTAGCAACCCAGAGACCCATTTCTTTCCAACGTTCAACAGAACCTATCTCGTCCCATTTCCCTAAGCTTGCTTTCATATTAAGACTTACATTTATGCCTCTGTCTTTTTTGTATTGTAAAGCACTATACCATGCAGATCTTAAGCACTTGCCTATTGTTATTCTTCTAGTTCCTTCTAAGTAACTAACAGAAGCAGAAGAAGGGTATAATCCTGGTCTTCTTATTGAATAGTTACTTCTATTTTCTACGAAGTCGTCTTCAGCAGCGACTAAGGAGAAGACTTTTTCTTCTCCGACAGTAAAATTTTGGTGCATTTTATTTGCTTTCTGTGGCGGTTTGATCTACTTTATCTAATTCTTTTTCTAACTCTTCTTTCATCTTTTGTTGCATCTCTACTAATTTATCAGCAACTTCTTTTTTGTATCGTTCTTCAATCTCTTCTTTTGTAACAATACCTTTGTCTATTAAGATATTGACAACCATAAAGTTTTGAAGCCTAGAGAGATCTAATCCTTGACCTAAAGTATTTAGTCCTTTATATACTTCAGCAATACCTTGATCGAAACTAGTTGTAAGTTGAGTTATGAGAGTAGCAACATCTGTATCTTTTAGAATTTTATCAATTGCTTCTTTAATGTCTGGTTGTTTTTTGTTGTCCATCTATTTACTCCATGTCTATTTTTGTTGGGTAACCAGTTCCACAATAAACTGGTCTAGTATTTTCAAAGTCTACGTTTCCAAATTCATCCATATAAATTACTGCATAACCAAATGCTTGTGGTAAGTATTTCATTTTTCCATCAGATTGATAGTCAAGTGGTACACAACAACAGCCTTGTTCAATAAGTAATTTATCTCTCCATATAATTTGCCCTAACTTGTGGGTGTTTTGTGTTAAGAATACAACCCCATTTCTTCTTGCTACTAAAGTACCGTTAGGGACAGTTAAACACCATGTTCTTCCATTATAAGAAACTCTTTCTGTTTTAGTTACAGTATGAATAATAGAATCAGTCATTGAGATGACCCAAGTCCCATCTTCCCTTTTGATATTAGCTTTGTTTCTTATTCCAGATAAAGTACATAAAATCTGAAATTGATTCAATAAATCTTCATTTGCTGTATAGTAGTGGCAATAATGATCTGTTCCACATTTTGCCCCATCACCTTTACACATCTCTTCTATCAATATTTTCCTTTGTCGAAGAGAAAGGCTTGTCAGGAAAGAATGATCAAATGTTTTATTTGACATATTTAAATATGGAGTTAATGTTTTAGAGCCACTTACTCCTACATATATCCTGTAAGCATCATAATTTTTAGCAATAGAATATTCTATTTTTAAAGTATTAAGTAATTTTTCTATTTCTTGTAAGAAACCTGATCCATTATCAGATTGAGCTATTCTAATAACTGGATTTTTAGCTGTTGTATATTCTATATTTCCTTCTGTAACTATCCAGGCAAGTATTCTAATTAATTCATCAGATATTTTATCGTTTTCTTTATTGTTAAGAATGCCTGAAGCCGGAATTGTTATACGGCTATATTTTTCTATCTCTTCTGCATTAGCTTTCTTCCATGCTTGTGTTTTATTTAAATTTCTTTTGTTACTATAGATCATCCCATGTTCTGGTGTCACCATTATTTCAAGACCAGTGTTGTTTTTAAATGATATTAGTTCTTTATGTTTTGTATGTTTATATATACCTTCACAATTGTTAAATTCTAATTCATTAGTTTCTAAATTCAATGTTAATGGATTGTCTTTTTCTTTAATAGTATCTATATTTTTCCATCCGTTATTTGTTAACAATTCTGTTTCTTCATCGAAGCAGTGTCCAATAACTAATGATTGAAAATTTTCGTTTGTCATGAATGAAGTAGCTGCTTGAATGACTGTTCTCATTGGTATTCCACTAGAACCAGTAGGATGTGCAAAAATACATTTTCCAATTTTGGTCATCCATCCTAAAAGTCCAGGAGTATAATAAACATTATCAAAATTATATTTCTTTTCTAAGCGACCATTATTATTAAAGTCATATCCATTAGCTATTTTAACAAGAACGTCATCTTCAACCATAAAATTAATCATTGGATCTACTGCTGCTGAGATGTATTTTTTCAGTCTATCGTCATGATTACCACGTACCAAATGAACTTCTTCAAAAATTTCAGTAAAGAATTTCATCCATTCCATAGCAATCTTATATTCCCATTCTAGTAATAGAGTTTGTGTTTTTCCCCATTTTGAGACAGCATATTGTTCTAAGAAGTCTCCATTAATAACTAAGATATCAGCATCTGCATGGTTATCAAGTGCATGAAGAATAGTTTCATGGTTATCAAAAGGGATATGTAAATCAGATAAAGAAAGGATTTTTATTCTTTCTTTTCCTAATGGTTTTCCTACTTTGATATATTTATTTTGAGAAACTGAAACAAGCTTTTCTTTTAATTGGCGAATTTGGAAAACAACTGAATCAAAATGAGAATGAATCACATCATTATCTTGTACTCTTTCGTTAGGAATTTGATCTGGTTTTCGTAAATTATTTAAAAGTTCTTTTCTGTTGATTTTCATATTATCCCATCCTTTTAATATTCTTGACAAAAGCAAGTGCTTGTTGCCATTTTGAATAATTTTGTTGTTCTTGAGGAACAAAACTTATTATTGTTTCATCTTCTAATTTAAATTTTATCATATGCATTAGCGTCGCGTCACTGTTCTGATCTATTTTATAAGCAGTATTAAGTATAAGCCCTACAATAGGAGCAAGATTATCTTCTTGTTGTTCTATCTTTGCTTTGCATTTTAATACATAGACAGAATTTTCTTCTAGTATATTTTTTACAATAGGCCATTGTCGTGGGAATATAGTTATTTCAATCCTTCCTGATTTGTCTTCTACAATTAGAGTAGCCATATTCTTACCTTTTTTTGTTCTTCTTTCTGTAATAGAAGAAACAACAACTGGCAGATGAACAACTTCACTATCCTGAGCTTTCCCTTCTAGTATATCGTTAACAGTATAAGTAGCTTTTTGTGACAATCCAGGATAATTATCCATTGGATGTCCTGACAAATAGAATCCTAATGTTTTCCTTTCAAAATTAAGTTTTTCTCTTTTGCTAATTTCTTTTTCTTCTAGTACTGGAAATACAGGAATTTGTTTTTCATTTATACCTGGTAGTCTTCTGGGTTTTGGTCCTTCTGGATTTTGTTCCCATAGCTCTATTTCTTTTAATCTTTCTCCTATCTTTATTTTTCTTTCTTTTATTTTCTGTTCTTTCTTATAGAATTTAACTAGTTCTTCTATATTAGCCACTATCTGTTCTCTTGAAATATCATCAGATATTTCTTCTAAAGCGCCGCACATTGCCAAAGAGCTAATGACACCTTTTCCTATCTTATGTTTTACCAGATCTGAAATAGATTGGAAGCCTTCTTGAGGGCGACTGTCTACTAGGTTTAGGCATACTTTTTCGCCAATACCTTTAATACCAGCGAGGCCAAAAACAATAGTTCCATCTGCAACAGTAAAACCTACAGAAGATATATTTACATCTGGCGGCATAATAGGAATTTCTTCTTTCTTTAGCGCGTGAATATATTTAACCATATCACCTTGATCTTTTAGAGAGTTATTCAAAAGAGAGCAATAAAATTCTTCAGGATAATATGTTTTAAGCCATGCAGTTTGATAAGAGATAGTAGAATAAGCTACAGAGTGTGCAGCATTAAAACTATAGGCAGCAAAGCCTTCTATTTGTTGGAATAATTGTTCTGCTTTCTTTTTATCAATACCATTAGAGACACAACCAGAAACTAATTTTTCTTTTTCAAGTTTCATTTTTTCTGGAAGCTTTTTACCAATGATTTTCCTCATATTATCAGCTTCTGCTAATGTATATCCTGCACAATCTGTACATATACGCATAATCTGTTCTTGAAAAACCATAACAGAATAAGTATCTTTTAGAATTGGTTCAAGTTCTGGGAAGAGGTATTGAACTCTTTCTCCGTTACGACCATCTACATATTGTTCTACTAATGTTTTTCCATTTGTTCCTCTAGCTGTTAAAGGTCCTGGTCTAAACAAAGCTGTAATGATACTAAGATCTTCTATTGATTTAGGTTTTATCTTTATGCATAAGTCTCTGAATCCTGATGAAGTTTCAAATTGAAATATACCATCCAAGTTTCCTTTTTGGAATATTTTGTTAAAAACATTTTGATCTTCTTTATCTATTTTGTTTATATCGATTTCTATATTCTTATATTCTTTAACTAAATCTATAGTTCCATGCACTACAGTAAGATTCTTCAATCCTAAGAAATCATACTTGACTAAACCTATCTCTTCTACATCATGCATATCAAATTGAGTAGCGATCTCATCATGCTTTCCTTTGAATAAGGGCACTTGTGTTGATATATCTATATTTGAGATAACAACCCCAGCAGCATGTACTCCTGCCTGACTAACCAGTTTTTCTGCTCGTCGCGCAATATCAATAACATCATTATATTCTGTATCAAGAATTTCTTTATTATCTTTTATAATATCTTCAAAGGATAAAGACTTGCCAGTCACATCAGGTGGTACTAATTTAGATAATTGTTCTCCTACTGAAACAGGATAACCTAATGCTCTTGCAAAATCTCTTAAAGATCCTCTTGGTTTAAAGACTGCATAGGTCCCAATCTGAGCACATTTTTCTTCTCCATACTTTTCATATACATACTTCATAACTCTCTTGCGACCTATCGGCTCCAGGTCTATATCAATGTCAGGAAGCGATATCCTTGATGGATTTAGGAATCTTTCAAAATAGAGTCCATATTTAATTGGATCTATTTTAGTGATATTAAGAGCGAAACAAACAAGGCTACCTGCTCCAGAACCACGTCCTGCTCCGACATATACTTCGTTATTCTCTGCCCAATTAATAAAATCTGCAACCACCAAAAAGTAGGTAGGGAAACCCATGTCTGTAATGATACCAAGCTCATAATTTAACCTTTCAGTATATTCTTCTGTAGGATTCGGAAATAATCTATTGAATCCTTTAAGTGTCTTTTGCCTTAACTCTTGTTCTGGCGTAACACCATAAGGTAAATCATACACTGGCCAAATGGTTTTCCCAAATTCCCAATTGCAATTACATTTGTCAGCTACTTCTTGTGTTCTATAAATCGAATGCCATTCTTCTTCATCAAACATTTCTTTCATTTCTTTTTCAGATTTGAAATAAGATTGATCTGATTCAAATTGTAGATTGCCTGCTGCAAGCTTACAAATAGCAGAATGGAATACTGAATCTTTCTGGTCTTGATAGTGTGAATCTTGTGTTGCTACAATTGGATACCCTGAGTTCTTAGATAAAGTAAATATTTGTTGCTTCAATGGTAATTGCCATTCTAATCCATGATTTTGTACTTCTAAATAAAAATCATCCCTAAAGATATCGTACAATTCATCTGAATAGGCCCTAGCTTCTTGTTCTCGGCCTTCTGATAACATTTGTGATACCATACCGCTTCCACACCCAGACAGGCATACAAGTCCTTCTGAGTGGTTTCTAAGTGAAGTTAAGTCTATTCGTGGTTTATAGTAGAAACCTTCTTTCCATCCTATTGATGATAATTGGAATATATTTTTTAATCCAGCTATATTTTTTGCTAGTAAGACCAGATGATATTGTGGTTTAAAGTTTTCTATCTTTTCTTTAAGGGTTCTGCTACTTGGAGCTATATATGATTCTGTCCCATAGATGGGCTTTATTTTGTTTTTCTCACATGCTTTTTTAAAGTTTAAAAGACCACCTGCTCTTCCATGATCTGTTAATGCTACAGAGTTCATTCCAAGCTTGGCAGCTTTAGCTGCTATCATGTCACAACTTTGTGCGCCATCTTGAGGAGAATAGTCTGAGTGTGTATGGAGATGTATGAAACTCATAGCGTATACTTTCTGGTTCCTAAAGAATTTTAATTATCTGATTATAGAATTGTAGCGATTTAGTCTTGTATGTGTTAGTAGGATGATGATGTATAATTGCTTTTTTGTCATTAAGTTTAGCAATTGTACCCTTCATAAGTGTTCTATACGAAACTTGCATAAAAACTACTTCATCTCCTACTTTTAATTCGTTCCCTAAAAAATCTTTTTTGTATGTTTCTTTAGTCATCCTTGTTTACCTTCTTTTATTTTTTGTTTTAAATCCACCTAGCCTAAAAAGATCCAAAAGAGATAAGCTACATCCACATTCTAATGTTACTATTCGATCATCGAAGGCAGAAACTATTAGCTTGTATTCTGTAATTGTCTTACAGTGTGGACATATTATCTCTATGTCTTTTTTTTCTTTGGTACTCATTTCCTTAAATACCTCTTGGACTTCTAGCGTCCAAGGTTTAATTTCTTTCTTCTTTAACATTTCTATTCCTTATTCTTTTTGGATTTGCAGAAATTAAGATAGTTTAAAAAATCATTTTGTGATACAAACTTTTCTTTTAACAACAACGGATAATTATCCATACATTCTTGATAATCAGCTTTTTCTTGTCTGTCTATAGAGAATACAATAAATCCAGCTAAGAGACTTCCTATAATCATAGTTACAGCCATAGCAATAAAGACATCAATCATTATTCTCTTCATCTTCTTGTTCCTTATTTAGTTTTGTTATATAGTTTACAAAAGGAAGAATAATTGCTAATAAATTAGTTTCTTTATTCTTGCTATCTTTCCATTTATTATTTTCTAATCTAATATACATTGCTACTTTTTGTTCTATATTATTGACAGTAAAATGAACTATGATATAAACCTTTTGTTTTTCTGTGAGCATAAAATTTACATGAATTTTCTCTTTAGGAAAAGCAATATCAAGAAACAAAGGTAACCATTTCTTAAGTTTTTCAAATTCTTTCTTATCTTGTATCATCTATTTCTTTCTCCCATTTCCCTTCTTCATTCTTTACTTCTATCTTTATATTATTTTCTAATTCTTTCTCAATCTTTTTCTTAAGTTCTTCTTCAGCGCCTGTAACTCTAGCTACCTCTATCCTTATCCACTCTTTGAATTCTTTTGTTTCTGACATTCTTTTAAAGGCTTTGATTTTGTTTTGTTCTTTAGATCTACCTTCTTCGGATTTGCCAACAGCTCCTGATGCTATATGGGTACATCTACAACAGTTTTCAGTCTTGTTTCTTTTCTGGCCACCAGCACCAGAACCTTTGTAGTAATCCCAACGACAGTCTTTTCTGGTAATAGAGAATAGTTTAGTCTTCTTCATATTTCAATAGCTCATTATATTCTGCTCTAGCTTCTATACATTTCAAAGCTGTTCTGTACATACAAGAACGTTCTAAATCAAAAAACGGACTTATTGGATTGTTTTCTTGAGTATGAAGATGACAAACTTTAGCTGCCATAGAGACTGCTTCTTCTTGGGTTTTCAATAAAATTGTTCTTTTCCTGTCTATTAATGTCTTGATAGATAGAGATTGATTTTCTTTGGGTGGGTTTAATAAGTCTTCATAGACAGTTACTAGAGCTTGTTCTTTTATTGCATCAGCATAATACTCTTGAGAAGAGGCAAGTGTCTTGCTAGTATTCACATAATCTAATTCGAATCCGTGTACTGCAGCGACCATTATATGTGCATCTTGTTGATGTAGCTTACTTAATACTTCTTTTAAGTTAGCTTTATGCTCTTCTAATTTTGCTTTAAGATTCTTTCTTGTTTGATTCTTCATTTTTCTTTGCTCCCCTTATATCATTTAAAGTTCCTAGTATTTTCCCATTGCAAGATATTGTTACTTTGTCTTTAAGCTTTTTTACTTCATATTTTTTCACAAGTGGTTTTCCATCTCCCATATCAAAAGGAATCCATTCCAATGGAAAAATCATTTTTCGTGTTTCTATCTCTGGTATTTTTTGTTCTATCTTTTTAAAAATAAAACTTTTTAAAAATTTTATCATTTGTCTACCATTCTACTTCATTAATGATTGATCTTGTGAGTCTAGGCATTCCTATTTTATCTATGAGACCATATTGTTTAGCTTGTGTTGCTGATAGAATCCATTCACCTTTATGAGCTTCTATTTTTTCTTCTAGTTTCTGAACATCAAGTTTAGATTTTCTTAAAACAATAGAGAATAATTTCTTCTGCAATTGTTTATACAGTAACAAATCTCTTTCTAGATTAGACAGATCTCCTTCTCCATTAACTTGTAAGTTATGAAAATGAAGAAGTGAATTTTTTGATAAATATCTTGTCCCTGTACCGGCGGACAACAAACAACCTCCTGCAGATGCACATAAACCTAATCCAATTGTATGAACAGGTTTTTGACAATTCAGCATAGCTTCTATCATACTAAGAACTGGATGAGCACCACCACCATAGCTAGAAATATAGACAAATATATCAGATATTTCTGGATCTGAATCAAGTCTAATTATTTCTTTAGTAAAGAATTGTGCAATTTCAAAATCAATAGTTTCTACCCATATAGCAGGAAGTTCTTCTTGGTTTAACACTAATTGATTTTTTGAAATTATTTTAGTTGTTGGTATAGCCATATTTTATTATCTTCTTTCTTTTATCTATTTTCCAAAATCACTCGTTCAACATATAAATCTCTATTTAATGCAGTTTCTTTTGTGAACTTATTTGGGTATCGAGCTTTTAGTTTCTTAATGTTAAGTTCTTGTACTTCTTCAGTTGTTATTGCTAATGTGTCTTGGGCTACATTAATATACCAATAAAGATCACCAAGCTCTTCAATTAAATTTGTAACATCTAATTCTTTCCCATAATAAATATGTTTCTTAATAGCATCAAGAAATTCTCCTGCTTCTGTTGCCAAACCAATTCCTGCATGTAACAAACGAATTGTTGCTTGATTAGAAAGTCTATTCTCTATTCCTTTAAAATCTAATGTTTCTGTTCTTAGAACTTCTTTTTGGTATTCTTTATTTTCCATCTACAAAATCCTCTACTTTTTTCTTTAGTCTTCTTAGACCTGAAAACGTTTGCCATATAACAACTAATAAAATTATACCTACAACAAAAATAAAAAAATTATATATTTGAGTTAAAGCTATAAAGAGAAGAAACAAAAAGAATAAAAACATATACATATAATTACCTAAAGTCCTTATCTCTGATAGTTTGTTTTGCTGCATTTTGTTTAACTCCATGAGGGAAGAAACAAATCACTTCTTTCTTTTCTCGGAGTCTCTTATCATTCTTGCATAGTCCACAATCTACACAATGAATATTTTCATTAACTAAAGCAGGACAGGCTGTCATTTTTATTCCTTTCCAATGAAAGGATCCTTTAAATGGCTTGAGCCTTACAATAGAAGAAGCGTATCCTCTTTGCATTGCTTTTTTACATTCATCAATAGTTTCACAGCTTGCAAGAACAGAAATTTTTCCCCACTTCTTCCTTGGTATATTCTTCCATGCATGTGTATAAGTCCATACCTTTTTTCCCTTTTTGGAAATATGGTTTTGTGCAGCCCAAGCTAAAATTTCTGCAGCTTTAGCAGTTTTTGCATCTCCAACAATATGAAGTCTTAGATCGTTTTGTCCACTTAGTTTTTGTATTTGTTTGGCTTCTTCTAGTGCTATATCAATTGGTCTTGTTTTCTTATGCTTCTCTGCATTCTTATTCAATCGTATAAGAGTAAAAGCAGTATTCCCATGTTGTGCATAGCATCCTTTATTCAAAAAGGGACATGATTCTGGACATGATTGTATAGGAGCATAGGTAACGGATACTTTTCCTGTTTTACTATTTCTTGACTTTTCTATTGCTGTAACAAATTTTTCACACATTTCTATTCCTTTCCTTCTGATTCTGGATCATGAATTAGACCTCTTAATTCTAAGAGTTCTTTCTTTATTGTCTCAAATATTTCTAAATTTTCTTTAAGATATTTAATAGCATTTGATCTTCCTTGGCCAATCTTTTCATCTTTATAAGCATACCAAGCACCAGCTTTATTTATGAGACCATCTTCTACACCCAAGTCGACTGTCTCTGCATATTTATCGATACCGATACCGAATCTAATATCAAATTCTGCAATTTTGAATGGAGGAGCGACTTTATTCTTCACAATCTTTACTTTTGCTCTAATACCAGAAGGGTTTTCATCTGTTGTTTTGTCTTTGATTTGGCCAATACGTCTAATATCAAGTCGTTGAGAAGCATAAAATTTTAATGCATTACCACCGCTAGTAGTTTCTGGAGAACCAAATGAGATTCCAATTTTTGATCTAATTTGATTAACGAAAAGAAGGATACATCCTGTTTTAGATGTTGCTCCTGTTAATATTCGCATTGCTTGTGACATCATTCTGGCTTGCCTGCCTACGTGTTGATCTCCAATATCTCCTTCTAATTCTTTTTGAGGTACAAGAGCAGCAACAGAATCGATAACAACTAATTTAACTTCTCCTGACCGCGCTAACATACTAGCTATTTGCAGGGCTTGTTCTCCACTATCAGGTTGAGAGACAAGTAACCTGTCTAAGTCAACACCAATTTGAGCTGCATAAAGAGGATCTAGAGCATGTTCTGCATCTATAAAAGCACAAATACCACCTGCTTTTTGTGCTTCTGCAATTGCATGTAATGTTAAGGTTGTCTTGCCCGCCGATTCCAAACCATATAGTTCTACGATTCTTCCCTTTTTGTAACCTCCAATACCTAATGCTGAATCTAGTGCAATAGATCCAGAGGATACAACTGCATCTGGTTCAACATTAACTTTTGTATTAAGGCGCATTAATGCACCTTTCCCAAAATCTTTTTCTGCAGCTGCGATAACTGACTCTAATGCCTTTGTGAATTCATAGTCCATATTAATTTTCCTTTTCTAATTTATTTAATTTTTCTTTGATGATATTTTCTATTCGTTGTTTTGCGCCGATACGAAATGCTTTTATGTTTTCTATCCCCCATAAAGAGATTAGTTCAGCTAAAGAAATTTCTTTCATTTCTTGATTTTCTGTTATTGTATATTCTATATATTTTTTATGTATTGTTTCGTTACAATTTTGGCAAATTGAATCTTGTCCTGTTATTTTGCTAATAAGAGTAGTCCAAGTTTCTTTGCATTTATGACAATATACATCAACTAGATAATCACTTAATGGTATTCTATGGTCTTCATTAAACAAAAAGCTTATTGCTGATTCTTCATTCTCTATTTCTTCTTCTTTTAGTATCTTTCCTTTTTGGCGCATTAAAGAATATAGGGCCACATCTTCTATGGCTTTAGTTATTACTCTCATCCATAGATCGGTGACAAAACTTTTATTGAATATATTATTTCTGCTACTAATTTGAGCTTCACTATCTTCTTCATCTACTTGTGTATAAAGTGGTCTGTTCATGAATTTCCTCTTCTAAAATATAAGACAGTATCGTCTAAGACATATCCTATAGATTAGAAGAGTAAGTGTCAAGAGTTTTTTACCACCAAGGCCATCTGTCATTTGGGCCTCTAGTCCATTTTTCTTTTGGTATCTCTACTTGTTGGCCAGCTCTTTTACGAGCATGTTTTTCAAAAGGATTATCAAGATAGGCATGTTTATTTGGCCTAAATAACCATAAGAAGCATGTTATTGCTATATACACTGGGTAAAAGAATATACCGAACATATAATTTTGGTAAACATGTGTTTCTTCGTGTATAAAACGAGCTATATCTTTATCTTTTTTTGAATCGCGATCAACAAAGACAATATTACTACCTATAACGAAGCCCCACCAGTGATCATCTTTTAGTTTCTTGAAAAATTTAGAGCTATTCTTTACATCCCATGTAACAATACCATTTGGATAGAATTTTATTTTTTCAAAAGTACCTTTTATATATTGTGGCAAAAACCAAAATATCCAGGCTAGTATATTTACAGGTAATACCCATAAGAAGCCTAATAAAAAAAGTATAGATTTCATTTTATCAACTCCAATATTTTAAATCTTTATTTTCAGGTTCTTGTACTTCAAGCCATTTATGAAGTATTCTTATTGTTTCTTTAGCATCTTGTATTGTTAATTGTACAAATCCTGGTTCATTTGGATCTGTACATAAGACTGAACAACCAAAACCTTGTGTTAGTTGAAGCATTATTTTGTTTTTATTGCCGCCCCAAAAAGAAGTGAAGGTTAGATCTGTTTTCTTTCTGCCACTCTCTTTAAGTGTATCGATTAATGTACTCATTTCTTACAAGGTCCTTTCTTTCTTCCAGTCCCAGGCCCTTTTCCTTTAGGTCCTTTTCTGTCTCTATTTGGCATTGTTTTCATCTCCTTTAAAAAAGATTAACTACAACCAGTAGTTTCTCCACATTGTGTACAAACGAAACAAGTTCCATTTCTGCTAGTT